ACAATAATCCATATCCACCAAAAGAAGGTGATATGGTTTTTGGTTTCTTTACAGATGGCGAAAATGGCCAAGAACAAATTTTAGTTGGTGTTTTTCCAAGTATTCCTCTTAAAGGTCCAAATAGACAAGAAGCTTTTAATGATGGGCGTGACCAAGGCCAATTAGATGTGGCACCAGTAAAACCAAATGAAACAAAAACAAATTATCCAAGATTTTTAGATGAACCAACAACATCTCGTTTGGCAAGAAATGATTCTGATTATCCTTCACCAATCAATCAAAGTAAAGCCGCAAACAAAGCACCAAAAGTAGAACCTGATTCATACTATAACGCAGTTTACCCATATAACAATGTTTATGAATCTGAATCTGGTCATGCAATGGAATTTGATGATACACCAAATGCAGAGAGAATTCATCTGTATCATCGGTCTGGTTCATACACAGAATGGGCAGCAAATGGCGACAGAGCAGAGAGAATTCAAAAAGACAAATTTACAGTAGTAATTGGTAATGATTCTGTTTATGTGAAAGGTGATGTAAAAGTGTATGTTGATGGAAATGCATCATTAGAAATTGGTGGAAACTTTAGTGCTACAATTGGTGGCACCTGCGATATAACATCTGGCGGCAATATGTCATTTACTGCACCAAGGATTGATTTGAACAAATGAACGGAGAGTTTGTTGTTTTAATTGATGGCAAACTTTTTACATTTACCAATTATGACGACATTCCAAACAATTTTGACAATCTAATTAAATTTAAACCTAATCCACCAGAACCACCACATACAGAAGAACAACACGAACTAATAGACCAATGGAATATAAAACTTCAACAACTAATGGAGAAAGAGCGTGCCAGCAGCCACAAGAATAGGTGATGCGGATGTAACGCATTGCTCAACTCCATTACGAGCAGAAGGTTCGCCTGATGTATTCGTAAATGGAATTGCATGGTCACGCCAAGGCGATAACAACAATACTCATCTTTTACCTGGCACACCTTGCCCTTCTCATGCAGCTCCAATTTCTATAGGTTCAACAAGTGTTTTTGTGAACGGAAAAGGTGCTGGTAGAATAGGTGATGCAATTTCTGGATGTACCTCTGTGGCAGAAGGTTCTTCAAATGTCTTTGCTGGAGGTTGAATAAATAGACGATGGCAACCGTAAACATACAAGCAGAACGCACTTTTAGAGACCTGGATCTGAATTTTACAATTCATCCAGTTAAAAAAGACATAAACACCTATAAAAATGAGTATGCGGTCATCAATTCTATTAAGAATTTGGTGCTAACAAATCATTACGAAAGACCCTTTCAACCAGAAATTGGTAGTAATATACGCCGCCTGTTATTTGAAAATGTAGATTCTGTAACAGCTGCACAAATTGAAAGAGAAATAACAGAGGTAATTGGTAATTTTGAACCTAGAGCTGAAGTGTCCCAAGTCATTGTGGTACCAGCTCCAGATGAAAACACCTATAAAGTCACATTAGAATTTTTCATTATCAATAGTACCGCACCGATTACAATTAATTTTTTCCTAGAGCGGATTAGATAAAAATGGTAGACCGTTTAAGAGTAACAGAACTTGATTTTGATACAATCAAGCAAAATTTAAAAAACTTTTTAAGACAACAATCTGAATTTCAAGATTATGACTTTGATGGTGCCGGCCTATCGGTTCTATTAGATATTCTTGCATACAACACCCATTACAATGCATACTATCTGAACATGGTTGCAAATGAATCGTTTTTAGATACTGCTTTGCTCCGTGAATCGGCAGTTTCTCACGCCAAAACTTTAGGCTACACTCCATATTCTACCAGAACTCCAGTAGCAATTATTGATTTGACAGTAGAATCTAATTCTTCAACTTCTGGTACTTGTACTTTGCCAGAAGGTTTTGCTTTTTTATCAAATCAAATTGACAGCAGAGCTTACAACTTTGTGGTATTGGAAGACACAACTGTTACAAAATCAAACACACAATATGTTTTTGAAAATTTAAACATATATGAAGGTCAGTTAATTACCTATTCATTTACCTATGACAAGAGTTCAAACCCAAAATCAGTATTTCAGTTGCCTGATGCAAGTATTGACACAACAACAATTAAAGTTTCTGTATCACCAAATGCAGCAAACAGCGCTACAACAGTTTACGAAAAAGTTACTGATGTTTTAGATATTACTTCTACTTCAGAAGTTTTCTTTTTGCAAGAAGGCCGTGGCGGTTTATTTGAGATATATTTTGGTAATGATGTTGTTGGCAAATCTTTACCTGATGGCGCAATCGTTTCTGTTACTTACCTATCAACAAATGGAACTGCTGCAAATAAAGCAAATAATTTTGTTGCAACAGCTACAGTTGTAGATTCTCTTTCAACTGCACTTTCTAATTTTACAATTACTCCACAAAGTGGTGCCTCTGGCGGTGCAGACCGTGAATCAGTTGACAATATTAAATTCTCAGCCGCTGCTCGTTTTTCAACACAAAACCGTTTAGTAACTTATAAAGATTATGAAACTTATATTTTAAATAATTACCCAAACATTGATTCTATATCTGTTTGGGGTGGTGAAGAAAACGACCCACCTGTTTACGGTCAAGTTTTTGTTTCTATGAAACCAAAAGAAAATTATTATATTTCTGAAACTGAAAAACAGCGCATCATTGAAGAAATTATTAAACCAAAAGCAGTTGTTGCCGTTCAAACTCAAATTATTGATCCTGAATTTTTGTACCTTGTTTTTGATATTGAAGCTCAATACGATTCAAAGAAAACAGCAGATACGGAACAAAATTTAAAATTAAAAATTCGCAGCGCAATTTTAAATTATGCAGATACTTACCTGAATAAATTTGGTTCAAAGTTAATTGCTTCAAAGCTTGAGACCTCAATTGACAATGTTGACCTTAACTCAATTATTGGTAATGAAGTTGTAACAAAAGTTCAAAAGCGTTTTGAACCTGAACTCAATATGACACAATCGTACAATGTGAATTTTAATGTTCCTTTACATCGTGGCACAATTACAAATAAACTTACATCAACTGAATTTGATGTTTTAGATTCAAATGGTGCAAGACGAACAGTTACTTTTGATGAAACGCCTCAGTCATATAGTGGTATTTCATCAATTGAAGTTACAAATGCAGGAACAGGTTACATTTCTGCACCAACAGTTACAATTACTGGCGATGGAACAGGCGCAACTGCAACCGCTACTATTGTAAATGGCAAAATTCAAAGTATTAATATCACAAATCGCGGCATTGATTATACTCGTGCTATTGTCACAATAAGTGGTGGTAATGGTTATGGTGCGGCCGCAATAGCTGTAGTTGATGCACAAGTTGGAACTTTAAGAACAGTTTATTACGATACAAATGCTCAGAGACAAATAGTAAATGACAATGCAGGTGAAATTAATTATGAAACAGGAATAGTTACAATTAATGACATAAAGATACTTTCTGTTTCTTCGTCAGATAGCCTCATTCGTTTGACAATTGAATCACAAGAAGCTATCTTAGAATCTGCTAGAAACACAATTATTACCGTTGATGAAACTGATCCAGTATCCATCGTTATTTCTTTAACTAATATTTCGTAATGTCTTTTGCAAACACCTCAATACTGATTAATCGTCAGGTACCTGAATTTGTCAGGGACGAGTATCCTCTTTTCATTACATTTTTAGAGGCATACTATGAATTTCTTGAGCAAAAACAATCTGGTCAATTAAACGATTTAACTCAGCAGGCTAAAAATCTAAGAAACATCTCTGATGTTGATGCCTCTATTGACCAATTTGAATCTAGTTTTTTCAATACTTACGCTTCTTCTCTGCCTAGAGATTCAGCAGTAGACAAAGAATTTCTCATTAAAAATGTTTTACCTCTTTACTTGGCAAAAGGTAATGAAGCAGCATTTAAACTATTATTCAGACTTCTTTACAACGATGAAGTTACAATTATACAACCAAGAAATAATGTTCTTCGTGCTTCTGATGGTAAATGGACAGTTGATAATGTTTTAAAAATTGAAAAAGATATCAGAAGTGTCTACGAAGGCACCGGTTCAAATACAGAATTTATTCTTGCACAAACAGCCGGTTCTGGTCAAATTGATGTTTATGTAAACAATGTTTTAAAGGTTGAAGGAACAGATTATTTTATTCGCAAAGAAACACAAAAGATTGTGTTTGTTTCAGCACCAGTTGCCAATTCAACCATTGAAGTGTTTTATGATGATTTTGATATTTCTCTTATTAACAATCGTAAAATAATTGGTCTTACTTCTGGTGCTTCTGCAATTGTTGAAAGAGCGGCACCAAGAATCATTACAGACCAACTTAACTTTGGTTTGCCTTTTGAATTATTCATCAATAATAAAACTCTGATTGGCAATTTCACAAATGGTGAAAAAATTGCCACAGATGTTATTGATGCAAATGGTAACTTAATTGAATTAGAAGCAGACACTTTTTCTATTCTAACAAAAATAGATGTAATTAATGGAGGCACTCTTTATAATGTAGGTGACCCTGTAGTAATTGTTGGAGGTGGTGCTGTTCCTTCAGCTACCGCAGAAGTTCAAAAAGTAACTGATGGTTTTACTTCTCGTATTATTGTGAATTACGGTGGTGCTGGTTTTAAAGATGCTTCTCTTATTGAATCTACCGCAGCTAATACCACAATAATTATAGGTGCTGTTGACGGAGTAAATACAAACCACTACACAGCTAACACTTACATTGTTCTTGGTACTGATATTATTCAAAGTTTTAATGGTAATTCAAATGCTGTTAACACCCTAATAAGTGCAGCAAATTATGGATTTCCTGGACCTTTTACAGAAAATGTAAATACAAGAATCATTGATGCGCTTACAACGGCAACTTTAACCGATTTAGGTCCAATGACCAATGTTGCTATTTTATTTTCAAACACAACAACAAATATAGCATCACTAGATTCTCAAGGTGCTTTGTACTTGGCAGGAAACACTTTCTTTGACATTAAAGATTTTAAATCTGTTGGAAGAATTGATGTTATTTCTGGCGGTTCAGGTTATAAAGTTGGTGATGAAGTAATTTTTGGGTCAAATCCATCAGGAACAATTGGTATTGGTGCAGCGGCAGCAGTTAAAACGGTAAATGCTTCTGGAAGTGTTCTTACTGTTGAAGTACAACCACCTAGAATCTCTGGAACAGCAAATGTTTTAAATAATACAGTTCAAATTATTGGAACTGGTACAAATTTTACATCAGATTTTTCTATTGGCGATAAAATTATTATTCGCAGCCAAGAGCGGTTTATTAACGCAATTACTTCGTCTACAACGGCTAATGTAAATGTGGCGTTTTCTTGGGAATCTGGCGGCGGCAATTATGCTAATGATTATCCAATTGGTGCATTTACGAGAGGGTTAGTTGGTGGTTCTAACTATACACAAAATAATTTTCCAACAGTTACAGTATCCACCGCATCAGGTGGATCAGGCGCAAATGTAGCAATTAAAGCTCTGATGGGTAATGGTGAAATATTGGCACCATTCTCAGATTTCCCAGCAGGTCAAATACTTTCTATCAAACTCATCTCTGGTGGTGTTGGTTATCAATATATTCCACAAGTAGATTTAACTGGATCTGGTGATGGAACAGCTGTCGCAAACGCTGTTGTTGGTGGCGTTTATACTACATTGCCAGGTCGTTGGACCTCATCTGATTCTATCATATCTAATTCTGAGCGTAAATTGCAAGGTTCAAATTATTATGTTGATTACTCTTATATTACTTCATCTTTGACAGAATTTAGCAGATATAAAGAAATTCTTAGGTCATTGTTACACCCAGCTGGTTTTGTTAACTATGCAGATTTGAACAAAGAATTTGAAGCTAATACCACCATTGAGATAGACACTTCTATTGCAAACACGATTTCTGGAGAAGTTTCTGTTACAAGCGGTTCTATTTACATTATAGGTACAGGCACAAGATTTAATGTTGCAAATAGCCGTAGTATCTTTACGATTGGTTCTAATGTTGCGGTAAATGGTGAAATTCGTACCATTAGTACGATTGTTAGCAATAGTAACCTGTCTGTTTCTTCTGCATTTACCCATAGTGCCAATGACCAGACCCTCTTTATAGTGACATAAATACAACTTATGCCTACTTCAATTAATACAAGAAAACTTAGTTATAACTCTGCAAAGCTCTTACGAGACTCGGTTGGAGATACCGCCACAAACACCAGTCCAGTTTTATATGTTACTCTTGGAAATAGTGTTCCTTACAATAACGAAGCTTCTCCTGATAATATTGTTGACACCATTAATACTGAAAAAGCGGCCTTTGAAAACATTTTTGCAGGTAAAAAGGTAACTGGAAATGACATAGAACTTGTTATTCCTAGGGTCAACTGGACAGGCAATACCAAATACCGTCAATATGATGATATAATTGATGTGGAAGATTTGGTTACCGCAAATACAACATTGAACTTAAAACCAATGTATGTAATTACTTCGGCACGAAATGTTTACAAGTGCTTATCAAACTCAGCTAGTGCTAATTCAACTGTGGAACCAACAGGTGACTACACAACTTCCAATGGTAATATCGCTACGGCCGATGGTTACATTTGGAAATACATGTATAATATTCAACCATCCAATAAATTTCTAAATGATTCGTGGATACCAGCACCATCTTCTACACAAGCTTTAGATTACGGAGTGAGTTCAATTGGAGTTTTGCCTGGTGAATTAACCACCATCGTAGTAACTGCTAATGGCACAAACTATCGCCAAGCATCCAATATTCGTGTGGACAGTTTTACTTCTGGTCAAACAACAATTCGTTTATCTAATACAGCAAATGTTTTAGCTATCTTTAGTATTCCAACTTTGGCAAATTTAGCCAATATGGCTATCTCTGGCACAGGTTTGGCTACTGATACACATATTACTGGCGTAGCAATTGCCAATGGTTTAATTACTTTATCTTCAGCTACAAATGCAGCTGGTGGTAACGCAAACAACATTACAATTTCAACTCGTGTTTACATTGAGGGTGACGGAGTTGGTGCTGTTGCCAACGCAGTTTTATCAAATACTGCTATTACAGTTTCAGCAACCAACGCAAATGTCGCAAGAATTAATGTGACCACCATTGGTACAGGTTATACACGAGCAAATGCGTTTATCTATGGATCTGGCATTAATGCTAATGCTCGTGTTATCATAAGTCCTTTGTTTGGTCATGCTTCTAATCCTGCTCAGGAACTATACGCAAACACTTCAATGATTGCAATTCGTGTTGGAGAATTAGATTCTACTGAAGATGGTTTAATTTCTGTGGATACTTCGTTTAGACAAATAGGTCTCTTGCAGAACCCGTATAAATATGGCTCAAATAACAGAATACAATCCTCTAATGCCAATACGGTAATATCTCAAACGACAGATTTGAATATTGTGGCAGGAGCAAGTTACACATTGAACGAATATGTGTACCAAGGAAGTTCTGCAAATAATGCTTCTGCATATGGTTATTTACATGCTCAAACATCAAATGAGGTTCGTTTAATTAGAGTATTAGGAACATTTGCGACTGGTCTTTCACTTATTGGTGCTACTTCCGGTGTATCAAGAACAGTAACAAGCTTATCAAATCCAGAGTTAAAACCATACTCTGGAGATATGATATACATAGAAAATGCAGTAAAAACTGACCGAGCAGATGGTCAGGCAGAAAATATTAAATTGACGGTAAGTTTTTAAGGCTTAACAGATGGCAATTGATACCAATTTTAATGTAAATCCATACTACGATGATTATGACGAAGATAAAAAATTTCTTCGTATGCTCTTCAAACCTGGCTACGCAGTTCAGGCTCGTGAATTAACTCAACTTCAAACTATCCTCCAAAAACAAGTAGAGCGTTTTGGAAGTCACATTTTTAAAAATGGTTCTGTTGTAACTGGCGGCCAAACCGTATTTCAAAACACAGCTTTTCTCAAAATTGACACAAACTATGCTGGCGCTGCGGTAACAATTGATGATTTTGTTGGTAAAGCAATCGTTGACAATATTCAAAGTCCAACAAAACGAGCTGAAGTAATTAGAGTATACGATGCCGATGCAGGCACGGGCGACCCAAAAACATTGATGATTCAAACTGTTTTTGGCACATTTAATTCTGGCGACACAATTCTTACCTACGAAACTGGACCAACATACGCAAATGTTTCTACATCAGGAACCGGCACAGGCCAAACCTTTTCTGTTGATTCTGGTGTTTATTACTATGATGGTTTCTTTATTAAAAATGATGCACAGACAATTGCTGTGTCCAAATACGACCAATTATCTAATGCAAGAATTGGTTTTGAAATTACTGAATCTATTATTGAAGCAACTGAAGATACCTCACTTCTTGACCCAGCATTAAACGCTTCAAACTATCAGGCACCAGGTGCAGATAGATTTAAAATTACTCTTACTTTAGCAACACGCTCAATTACTTCTACCGATGATACAGAATTTATTGAATTAGCTAGAGTAGAAAATGGTTTACTTACAAAATATTACAAGTATCCAATTTATTCGGTATTGGAAGATACATTAGCACGCCGAACATTTGATGAATCTGGTAACTATACAGTTAAACCTTTTAAAATAGCACTTCAAACTTCATCCAACACCGCAAACCTGGATGTGATTCTTTCTCCAGGTAAAGCTTATGTTTATGGGTATGAATTTGAAACTATTTCGCCGACAACAATAACTTTTGATAAACCAAGAGATACCGATAGTGTAACAAATAAACGATTGTCTGCTGACTATGGTTATTATGTTTATGCAAATAATGTCTATGGTTCTTTTCCAATTAATAGTTTACAGACAGTAGATTTACATTGTGTAGCAAATGCTTCAATCAATACAAATTCTACGGGCACAGTTTCAAATACAAAAATTGGTACTGCAAGAATTAAATCCATTGCTTATGATTCTTCTGCAAATACACAAGATAGTTCTACATATGAATACAAACTTTTCTTATTTGATGTAAATGTTGGTTCTATTGCAGGTGGTAATTGTAATACAGGCATTGCTGCAAGTAATACCTCTTACATTCAAATTGCAAATACTGTTTCTGGTACTTTATTTTATTCAACAGTTGATAATGCTTACCAAGGTGCTAAGTTACGAATTGTGGCTGGTCCTGGTGTTGGTGAAGAACCAAAAACAATTGTAAATTATAAAGGTTCTACTCAAACAATTCAAATTGATGTTCCATTTACTGCAAATATTAATACTCAATCTCAATTTGCTATTGATTTTGAATTTAACGATGCTAAATCAATTATTGTAAGCAGTTCTGCTTCTATAATTTCTGCAGCAAATATTGATGAGCGTTCTAAAGATCCAGCAACAACATTTAATGATACTGTAGCTTCTGATACAAGTTCTGAAATATTAGTTTTTAATCTTGGTGATGCTTTTGTTGCAAATGGTTCTATTGCTGACATATCTCTTTCTTATCGTAGACTATATGAGAATCAATCATTCTCCGCTGGTCTTTCACCAGCATTAACTGTTGGTACTGGTGAATCTATTGCTTCTGCTACCTCAACATCTGCTAGAGCTGAGAATTATCAAATTGTTGTTACTTCACAAGGCACAGGTGTTTATGGTGTAGGTCAAACTGTACCTGCAACAGCGATTACAGGTGTTGATACAGGAACTCGTAAGATTACTGTAAATGGTGGCGGCTCTATGTCTGCTAACATTATTGCTACAATTGATGTTAGCAACCCAACACAAAAGAATAAAACATATATTGCAGGCAACACCACAATTCAAACTTCAGGTGGAATAAATTTATTTGGCAATGGTGCAGTTACCTTATATGGTTCACAAGGTCAAATACAAATTGCGGCTAACACCATTGTTAAAACACCAGATACTAATCAATCATTGTATACTTCTGATGTTATAAGTTTGACTTCTGTATTAGATTTCAATGGTGCTGCAATTAGCCCAGCAAACGAAGCAAGTGCTATCAATGTAACATCACGCTATGTTCTTGTAAACGGTCAAAAAGATTCTTATTACGACCATGCGGCAATTAAATTAAAACCAGGTGTCTCTGCACCTGTTGGCCCACTTGTTGTTAAGTTTAATCAGTTTGTATCTTCTGGTGCTGGATTCTTTACAGTAGATTCATATACCAGCGGTGGTTATGCGTATGAAAATATTCCTGCATATTCTTCACCAAATGGTACAGTATATGAACTGCGTGATTCTTTAGATTTTAGGCCTGTTCGTGCAAATGCTACAGTAGCAACAGCCAATTCTTTTGTGTTTGATGTTGATTCTACCACTACTGGCCCAAAAGTACCAGAAAATGGTTCTGACATTATTCTTGACTATCAATATTACCTTGCTCGTAATGATAAAGTTATTTTAAACAAAAATAAAACATTTGAGGTATTACAAGGAGTTTCTTCATTAAACCCTGTAGATCCAAAAGATAAAGATAATTCAATGACGCTATACATTTTGCGTCATCCACCTTATGTTTTAAATTCCGCTAATACTGAAGTTCAATATATTAATAATCGCCGTTATACAATGAAAGATATTGGTACAATTGAAAAGCGAGTTGAAAACTTAGAATATTTTACTTCTCTTTCATTGTTAGAACAAGAAACACTTAGCAAACAAGATTTAACTATTCTTGATTCTTCTAACTTAGCAAGATTTAAAAATGGTATTATTGTTGATTCATTTAAAGGTCACTCAATAGCTGATGTAACAAAAAATGATTACAAAGCAGCTATTGATCCAAACAATAAAGAGATGAGACCAACATTTAATGTTTCGTCTTATGCTTTAAACTTTGATTCTGCTAATTCGTCTGGTTATACACAAGATGGTGCTTTTATTACCGTCTCATCTTCAATTACACAATTTATTGACCAACCAAAATCTTCTAAATCTGTTAATGTTAACCCATTCAATGTGGTTAATTATCTTGGTAAAATTGAATTAAATCCAAAATCTGATATTTGGATTGATACAACTCGCAATCCAGATGTTCTCGTAAACTTAGAAGGTGATAAAGATGCTTGGGCTTTAATTACACAAAACACTCCAGCAAGTTTTGAGTGGGGTAATTGGCAAACTTATCATGTTGGTCAATCCATATCTAGAAATTCATGGACCGGTGGTGGCACCCTTTTTACAGCAACTAATTTAACAACAACAACATCACAGACAAGAACAGGAGTTCGTTCTACAGTTGTTCCTGAAACAATAACACAAACTCTTGGTGACCGTGTTGTAGATTTATCAATTATACCTTACATGAGAAGTGCGGCTGTTTTATTTACTGCATCTGATTTTAAACCTAGCACAACTTTATATCCGTTCTTTGATTCAACATTAGTTGAGCAATATACTGCTCGTGCAAATAAATTTAAATTAGCAAATAATAATCTTTCCTATCAAACTTCTGTTGGTAATTTTGAAACGGCTACAATTAAAAATAATGTTACAAACACAACAAATGGTTCTGTAATTGTTGTTAAAAGTTCTAATAGTGAAATTTTTGTTGTTAATGTAAGTCCAAATACATCATTTAACATTGCTAATGCTAATTTAATTGGTTCTTCAACTAGCACTTCTGTTCGTATTAATGGATATGAACACTATTCAGGCAATACAAATGCTGCCACCGTAAGTTCAATTACCTTGCGTATTGATGCATCTGGTGCAAACAATGAATCATATTATGCAAATACTGCCAACAGCAATACAATTTCTATTGTTGCTGGTACAGGTGCTGGTCAACAAAGAACAATCAATTCATATAGTGCCGTCACACGAACAGCAAATATTACAAGTAACTGGACAACAACTCCAGATACAACATCTATTTACTCAATTGGCAGACCAACTACTACTGCGGCCGGCGATGTTGCTGGAGTTTATACAATTCCTGCTTCTACTTTCCGTATTGGCGAAAAACGATTCCGCTTAATTGATAATAACAGTAATGATGTTGGTTCATCATCTACAAACGGAGATGCTTCATTCTTTGCACAAGGGTTGTTACAGAGAGTTGAAGAAACAATTATTTCTGCAACTGTACCTAGTATTCAGCGTGTGGCTGTAACTGATGAGCAGGTTCTTACATCAACCGTAAGAACAAGCCTTGTTTCTCAATGGATTGACCCACTTGCTCAAACATTTTTAATTGCACCAGGAACATATCCAAATGGACTGTTTATTAATCGTGTAAGATTCTGTTTTAAATCTAAAGATGATACTGTACCTGTTACATTACAAATTCGCCCTACAGTAAATGGCTTCCCATCTTATGC